CAACATTCTGGACGCCTTGACCGACTTTAGAGCCACTCACCGCCGTGTCAAACTCTCCGAGCATACCGGGGGCTTCGGATGTGTATGCCGCTTGTTGTGCGGCGGCTACAGATGCTGGGTCAGCACCTATTTTTGCTAATTCCTGAGATGACTGCGCGGCCTGACCGATAAAATCTTGCGTTCCGGGCGCAAGCCCTGCAATCTGCTCGCCAGTAGTTCCTGCCTGAGCCAAAAAGTCTGTTCCGCCGGGAGGTATAAACCCTTCGCCCAAGGTTGCAGTTGACAAGTTTAGGCCAGAAGTGGTGGCGTCCGTTGCTCCAGCGGTTAACTCGGCGCCGGTAGTCACAGCTTCGGCTCCAGTAGTAGCGGCGTTTGCCCCCATCTCGGCGCCCTCAGCCAAGCCCGCAATACCTTCGCCAAGGCCGCTAGCAAAACCGGCTGTCAGGCCAGAAAGCAACCCTCGCTTGAGATCGCCTGTCACTGCCGCCGTGCCAACGCCTGTTAGAGCCGCAGTACCTAACGCCCCCAAGCCGAGCTGTCCGCCAAGGAAACCCAGCGCAGGGGCCAGCAATGGCAAAAACGCCTCGGGCTGTCCGGTCACGGGGTTGATCGTCAGGCTTCCCGTCGGGGAAAGCGATGCGATACCTGCCACCTCAATCGGATTCATGTGTACCAGCATGGAGTCCCCGTAGCGTCCGTACTGGGCCATCTGATCCATCATTGGCTTTGCTGGGTATTGATTGTTCATTAGCTAGTCTCTACACCGAATAAATTGAAGCTGACATTAGCCGCGCTTGAATACACCTTCACCACGTCCTTCTGGCCTAAACACAGGCCAATCACCACCGTTCTTGATGTGGTAGCCGCTAAGTCTTCGTCATAAAAAATAAACTGTTTGTCATCTGCCCCGGCATTGTTCACATGGATGCTGACGCGGAAAGTAATTCCAGAGCCGCCCCTGTTGCATATAACAAGTGAGCTACAAGTTGTCTGCGTCAGATCAGGCACTGAGTACAACGTGGTTGTCGTTGTTGCGCTTACATCTGCCTGACCAAGAACCTTGATTGCATCAGCCATTCGAGGCTCCCATCAGCAAAAACTGGAATCGCCGCAGGGCTAGAGACGACTCCTTGCTGGTCTTATTCCGGTTGGCGTCTACCTTGGACTCAAGATCCTCAAAGCTGTTTTCTATCGTCCGGCGAGTTACCTGTTCATCCCTTGCTAGATACTCTAGCGGCGCAACAGGCAGGGGTCTTGTTGCCATTAGCGTCTCCCGTCCGTTCTGATGCCAAGCCGCAGTGACCCTACGGACCAGCCATACCCTAAGCCGCTTGACTCAATCCGAATAATTGACTCTCTGGATCTGGCACGAACATGCTCTTGCTTCGACGAGCTTGTAACTGTCGCTGTCGCCAGAGTCGTCGGTGTATCCAGCGGGAAGTCTCGCCCCTTGAATACAATGCTGAGGTTTGCATTAGATTGATCGCCAAGCAGGGTAAAGTCTGGGATTACCCTGTTTATCATCATCAGCGAGTCACCGTCGCCAATGCCAATGTCTCCCGACTCCACATACGCCACAAGCTCTGAACCGTCAGCGTCATAGCCTATCTCTTGCGTGTACAGGTAGTTCGTTAAAACATTGTCCGTGTCATTCGTCGCGGCAATCGGGTACTCATGGAGCGGTGCATTAAAGTACGCCCCTCTGTCCAGAGTCCCCACAGCCCAGACATTTTCTACATAGTTGTAAGAAACATAGTTTGTAATGTCTGTTTCGCCGCTACCAACTGGGTAATACCACGTTACCTCTGAGTAGTCAGGGTTAGTGGTCGCGAATACCTTGTAAATCTGATCCTTGTTGATGTTGTCGAACACATAACGCTCAACAGAGCAGGGCAATCTCTGCACTGCACCTCTATACATATAGAAGCCGCCGGGGTCCATGAAGTACATGGTGTCGCCGGCAACCACTGCGGCTTTCGGGGCGGCAAACGCCACGTTCTCTGCCACGGGCGTGAACGAAAAAATAAACGGGGCACCCACAAACCGCATCGACACTAGGCCATTGTCGGTACTAATCAGTATCTCTTGACGGGTCTTGACCGCTCCAACAATCGCAGTGCCCGCTGACAAGACTTGACCGCCGGCTGAGTTTGTTGCCGTGGGCGTCCAGTCTGCCGCATTTTCCTGATCTGACCAGCGAACCAAAAGCGGGTCAATTTCACTGCCGCCAATGGGGTTGACGCCAAAGCAGATGACATGCCGATCTATGTCAGAAACCATCACCTGAAGGGCGCCTGTCGGAGTATTGCTTGCCCCGCTCAAGGCGCTAATAGCAACGGCTCTGGTGCCGACTCCGGATGATTTATCCCAGTAGTAGACCCCTCCCGCCCTCGGGTTGAATATCAGATCATCCCCAAACGCATCTTGGCTGTATAGGCGTAGCTGGTTAGTCGCACTAATCGTCGAGCTAGCACCCCACGCCCCAGCACTCCACGGGTTTACTCCCCATCCCGTAGAGCGGACATAACTGTTCAGCCCCACGTTGATCTGGTAAGCCGCTGTAACCGAGCCGCCTCCATTGCCTGTATCGCTGGAGTTGGCAGTTACTGCTGAGCCGCTCGTATCCACTGCGCTTATCGTGTAAGTGTTCACGGTAGGCACAACCACAATTTGATACTCTTGATTCAACACTGCGGCAGTGATGTTGCCGCCTAGCGACGCGGCACCAGAAAATGTCACAAAGTCACCGGCTACGGCACCGTGGCTGTTGTCGGTAACGGTGATCGTGGACGAGCCGTTGGTTGCGGCAAATGTCGCCGCATTTGTGGTGGTCGCCCTGATCGGTGTGATGTCGTTTAGCGCCCCACCCTCCTCAATATAAAACTTGAGGTTTGTGCCAATACCAAGAAACAGGGAGCCATCCTTGGTACCCCAGTCCATTAGCGAACGGCACACGCCCTTCACGACACCTGCGATGTATTTTTGCCAGCCGCCAATCTTTTCGACACGGCCCTTTCTGAACCTTATCTTGTCTGAGTCAAACCACCCAGAGTCAGTCGTGTACTGAGTGCCCTCTTTATCAACACCCGGATTAAATGCAATTTTCGATAATGGCATTTCTTGGCCTCAATAAGTCCAGAGCACCGGCTTCGTTGATCTAATGTCTACATGCACGAATGTTTTTGCTACACCTATTCCGCTGAATCCCATAGACAGTGCGTTCTTCACCAGAGTCATCCTGTCGGCGCCATTTTCAACCCGAATGTCTGCGGCTACGCCTCTTGCGTGAGTGCCGGGACCATTAGGCTTGTTTCTTTCCGCGCTGTGCTTCGCAGACCTATATCCAGATGTGATGGCAAACGGGAACCCGCAGGCGTCCCGAAGCTGGTCTAACGCATATAAAAACTCGGGCTTCATGTCATTCTCACCCGTCTCGGAACAGTCAAACTCAGACGGGTCAAAATACTTGTATGTCATTCTTTTCTGCCTTGACCTAAAAATAAACCAAAAACGGCTGTCATAGCCCCTGTGCAGACAGAAACCAGACCAGCCTGCTCAAAGGTAGGCTCTGGCAAGGTTGTGAACCAATGGATTACATCCCATGTTGCCCATGCAATCATCAGAACAAGTAGCCGGGGTACAACTCTCCACTTGTCAAATGTTTCGGGTGTCATTGTTTTCTTAGCTTCATAATCTTGTCAGCCCCTTTGATGCCAAATGAGCTTGTGACGGCGACAAACAGGAGGTACTGATACCATTCTGGAAGATTGCCCAAAGCATCAAAAGCATCATGCACCCTATCCATGACAGCTACATCATTGACACCAACACCGTACATAACAGCAACAATAGGAGCCGATAACAAAAGAGCAAACCACTCGTCTTTCCAGCTTGAGGCTGAGGCATCAGCCATTTTGCTTTCCCAGTCTGCATCATTCTGGATTACCTGAAGTTTTGCCTGATGCTTGGCCTGAGCCTCTTCTCTTTTGTTGTTAAGATAGCCTCCGAGCAGGCTAGTGATCGGAGATATCAGCGCCTGCCAAGCCATTATTTATCAGCCTTCTCATCTATCTTCTCAAGGATCTTGTCTAGCTTGTCTTTAATATCCTTGATCTCACGGTCGTGAGCCTGCCTTGCCATGTCGGTTTCTGTGCGAAGAACAGCAAGTTGCGTGGCGTGGTCTTGTTGGCGTAAAAACATAAGCCAAACAAAACCAGCTATAGGCATTACAACCCATCTAAGAACCGTCTCTAAAACTTCCATACTACTTACCGCTCTCCAGAAGTTTAGAGGCTCGCTGAATGTCGGCCTTATATGCTTTTTCGCAGTGATCGGTCTCAAGCAACCTAAATAACAAGTTAAGTACAAACATCATGCCGCCCCAAAACCAATCTTCTTGCTGTCGATAACTACGCCCAGAAAGAGACTCGTTGGGGTTTTGGCTCAAGAAAAACACAACATTAATTAGCTGAGATAATGCGTCGCCACAGCGAACAAGATAAGCACCAAACCTAAAAAACCAATCAGAAGAGCCGCCAGTAACGCGCCACATAATAAAACTCCTTCTACCGCACCAGAGATTAGTTGCAAGTAACTACGACCTTGTTGTTTGAGTCTGTCGTGATCGTACAGCCGTTTGCTTTTAACATGTCCTGCATAATGAGATCGCTCTTGTTGAGGTAGCTTAACCAATCTGCATTGGTCTCATGGATGCCAAGCATTCCTTGAATACCTAAAGCCTCAGCAGTATTGAGACCTTCAGTGCCCATCGTTACAAGACTTGTGAAGCCGTTAGTAGCTACGCCGTACAGTTGGCTTTGTCCATGAGTGCCAAGCGCGGTCAAGTTATTCATGCCGTTGGTGCCGAGGGTTGTTAGATTATCCATGCCTGTAGTGCCAAGAGTCACCATTCCATCTACGAACGGGGTATAGTCAATGTTGCTTGCCACTGTTGCGGTAGTCTCACCCATGCTGACGAAGGAGCCGTAGAGCGCCTGCTGGGTAGTGGCGTCAGCCGAGATGCGAGCTAAATCTACCTGCGCGTTGTATCGAGCCATTGTCTTGGTAGAGTCTGTCTGCATCCACATCATCCCCAAGTTACTGACGGGTGCCGCCAGTATGGATGCCCATTGGAGAGCCGTTGACTGCTGTGGTATTGGTTGCACGGTGGGCGTTTGAGTTAGCGCCAGCGCCATCACAGCGGCGCTCGCGGCCTGTCCATCACCCGCAGACGCAATAGCAGACAGCGCATCAAACTTCGCTTGCGCGGCGGCGGCATTTGCCTGAGCCGCTTTTTCTACAGCTTGATAATAGTCAGTTGCGGCGGTAGAACATCCAGCCAGCAACGCGAAACTTACCGCTAAAAAAAGCCCTTTCATACGTTTTGCCTCTTAGGGTTTAGGCCATTCGTTAAAAGTCGGAGGATTATCCGGTGTTCCAGCTAGTAACTCCACCATCTCCTGATGGGTAGTCACAGCATTAATCTGAGCCTCCATAGAGTTTGAGGTAGTTCGCACAGCCGCCCTATAAGTCAGTACGTCAGCAGGAATTGCGGCGTCAGTTTCGGAATTGCGTACAACGTACCAATCGGTAGGAGCTAACAAACTGCTCGCTTCCGCTTTAACCTTGGCGCACTCCTGAGACTTTAAGCCCAGCGTAATGATTGGATCTCCAAATTGGTCGTAAGCAGGCTCTCCGTCAGTCTCGTCTATTTCGTGTACGTCATCGAGTGCCTTTGGCGTATCAGCATCCCAATAAAACCGTGGGTCAAATGGAGCAGGGTCATCTACCCACACTAGACCAGCCGCAGTCTTCTCTTCGTCTGACCATGATCCCCAGTTAGAGGGATGCTTAATTCCATCATCATCCGTCCAGCTTTTGCCTGCGCGGATAACGCTATCGTTGTACATCCATGCCATTGTTGTTACCTCGCGTTAGCGTATTTCAAGGGCATCTCTGCAAATGCCATGTAAAGATAAGTGCCACTGCTAGCGTTGTAGCCGTTGTTGGTATTTCTAATTTTAAATCCATTAGACAGCGTATCTATTTCGTTAGCGCCAGCAGATGTGTATTCTGCAAGATTGTGGTTGGCGTACAGCGTTGCCGTTTTCTCGTTATAGTTGCTTCTTTTGTTGTCGTATATACGCCAATCGTCTGTAGAGTCTGTTCTTTTAATAATTACCCAAGCTGGCCTAAACCCTGTATGAATAAACGGGCCGCCTGCGTTTCCATTGCCTGTGTAGCTACCGAACTTGCTGAAGCCTTCTACTTCTGCAAAACAATAGGCCACATTACTTGTAGCGCCTGAAAAGGTTACATTGCTAAACACTGAGCTTGTCGGCGCTGTATAGCCGCTATCTGCTTTTACAGCGTTGTCGTTAAGTTGAAGGTAGTCAAGAGACCCGTCTATTGCAGTTGTTCCAAACCACCAATAGTCGCCCGCCTGATTTCTGACTTTTTGAATTACAATCTTAGGCGTTGACCCCAAACCATGCCCTACAGTGCCAGCACTTGACCCGTTATATGTAACAACACTAACCCCAGCATCTGTATTAGCAGACACGGTAGATGATATTGTTCCGTCACTGTTGCTTACGCCTGAACCGCCAAGTTTCCAGTTCCATGCTACAGAAGCCGCTGTCCCATAGTTAGCGTTAGAGTCTACGCCCAATGTAAACCCATCCGAGTCAAAAGACTTGATAGTGTCGGGATCAGACGTTTCGCCTTGTGTTGTATTAGGAGAAACGTGCTTGCCTGTACCGCGAACAATATCGTAAATATCGTGGTTATAGGCATTGCCTCTAGACTTAGCCCATATAAACTCAGGTGCAAAACCAACACCAGTAATGCTTTGATCACCGTTGTTTGCAGTAAACAACACAGTATTAAAGTGATCTTGTGGGCTGTTGTTTACAGCAGGATTAATAGCCGCTACTGGATCAGGCATATTAGCTGAACACAAGGCCAGGAAGCCTGCTGGTGGACTGTAGTAAAAGTCGCCGCGTCCGTTAGCGTCTGTGTTGCCTTGTGCTGTAGCCTGTCCTGCAAAGCTAGAGTCTTGACCGAAGTTAGCAGTTACGGTGTTTACAGCACTACCCGAGCGTATTTCTACATGACCTATAATGCCGTGAGCACTAAGAGTAGAAAATGTTGTGTGGGGGTTTGTTCCTGCGGCTGGATCGGGCGCTCCGCTTACGTTATACCAACTGCCGTTGACACCGAAATAACCTTTGCCATTATCTTGGTCAATAGCAATCATTACGATGTCGCCGTTAGCTAGGCTAGTGAAAGAGCCTCCAGTGCTAATTAAAGTATTACTGTTGCCGTAGTATCTCCAGACGTAAGCACCGCCAATGTTAAACTGAACGTAACCACGAGTGTTCCCAAAATCTAAAGAGTCCATTCTTATCTCGTAATACCACTTTCCAGTATTAGCGTGGTTATAAATAGTAGACGAGGTTTTAGAGTAATAAGAGGCAGACGTTGAAGTAACCGTTAAGTTGCCTTGGGTTTGCGTACCCATGCCATAATTAGCGCCGTTTATTCTAGGGCCAAGAGGATTTAGCGTAGCCCAGTTGTTTGTCGGGCTGTCAGGCACTTGATCCGTAGCCGCAATATCCGTAGCTGTCCAAGTATGGCCGTTACCGCTGGAGTCAGTGCCTAGTGCGCTAGAGTTGCCAAACTTTAAGTAATAGCCTAAAGAACCGTAGCTACCTGTGTACGCTTTAGGAACCCATGTGTCTGCCTTGGTTTCGCCAAAGTAAGAGGGGTCTAGTGCTTGACCATCAACAAAATTAACTTCTGCAATGTAACCATCAAAGTAAGCAGTATCGTAAACGGTAGCCCCAATAGTGTGCTTGTTGGTGTTGCTGACATAGCCTGTCTTATACTGATTTGGGTTCGTCGCGGTGTCCCAAGCAGTTATCTGCTCGCCGTTAACATATACTTTAGCCCTGTCTGAAGCTGTTGATTGGTATGTGTCCTGAACAACTACAATGTGGTACCAAGCAGAAGGATCTCTAAAAACTTGGGTACTGACGTAATTCCAATCATACGAACTGCCTGTGTATCCATCCCAATTCAGCTTGTCGTTTGGATCAAAGTAAAGAATATCTCTGTTTGTGCCCCCGCTTCCAGCGCCAAAAATACAGTTATATCCTGAGTCTGATAAATTTGAACGCTTTACCCAAGCACTAAACGTCCATTCATCCTTGTCGCCCTGAGACGAGGGCGTTCTATCAAAATGCCCGGTATTGTCAAACCGTATAGAGTTATCTATCTTATGCGTGTAAAAGCCCGATGAGTACATCCATTGCGGGGAACCAAATGGCCCTGACATAGCTTATCCTCAGCTAAACGCGAGTTGTGGAGCGCCAAGCAAGATGCGGCCTGATGCGGCAACAACGTAAGGCACAATGTCCGTGGTCGATGCGGCAGAAGACAGGGTGAGCCCTGCTCCACTAGCCGTTTCGTAGTCAGTGCCAAGAGACACTGTTCGACTACCCGTACCATCCTGAATAAACACGATGAACCCGGACTGACCCACAATCTCTGTGCTTGGGTTAGCTAAAGTGACATTACCTGTCAATGTCAGCACAAAGTTTTGGTCGGCACTAAAATCCAGCGTAACTGACCCGCTGTTACTGGTATCCGTTTCAGTGCTAGCGACTGCGGTAGTAAACACCCCCGCCGTAAACGTGCCTGCGGCGGCTGAAGAGCCTCCAATGGTGACGCCATCTGCGGTGCCTCCATTGATATCAGCAGTGGTAAGGACCGAACTCGCTATTGTGACTACGCCGGTAGAGTCTGCGATAGACCCTGCTGAGGTACCGTCCTTCGCCTTTATGTTCGTTACTTCGATATTAGTTGTATCAACAGTGGTTGCATTTGCTGTGGTAAACGTGCCGACTGCGGCGGTAGAGCCTCCGATAGTTACGTTGTCAGCCGTGCCACCGTTAATGTCAGCGGTGGTTAGCACCGCACTCGCTATCGTCACCACCCCTGTTGAGTCGGCAATAGACCCTGCCGCCGTGCCGTCCTTGGCTTTGAGGTTGGTCACTTCAATGTTGGTTGTATCAACGGTGGTAGCATTTAACGTCGTAACATTTGCTGTGGTTACAGTCAGACCTGTTACGGTTAAGTCAACATTAACGTCCGTTACCGTTGCGCCTGACCCGCCACCATTAAACTTCAGCAGGACATCTGCGCCGTTGGCAATCTCAAAATCGTTTGAGGCGTTGTAGGTGCCTTGGAAAACGATGATTGATCGACTGCCGGACAAGCTGTTGCGGATGTGAACAATCTTCTCAGCGTCGTTAGGCGTGAGCTGAACATACGCCGTACCACCCAAGTCGCCACCGTCCACAAACTCAATAAACTTGTTTCTGCCGTTAGACGACGAGCCATCTGTAATAGGCAATGCGGTAGGCGATCCGGAGCTTCCAGCCGATGATAACGTGATTGAGATAATGCCATTGACGGCCTCATCAATCAGATCGAGGTTGGTGTTGGTCGTAGTGCCCCATGTTCCTGACTGTTCGCCAGTAGCAATCTTCTCAATACCAAGGTTTGTTGTGTAAGTGCTAGGCATTAATCAATCCTCTTTATGCCGCAATTTCTTCGTAATTTGGCGTCTGTGACGGTGCTATAGTTGAGTAGCTAGGTGTTTGGCTGGGAACAATCTCGCTCCAGACAAGCACCGCTCCTACCTGCCCTGTTGCCGATACACCCTCAACGGAAACGCTGGCTTCTGCGGCGGCGGTAGCAGATCCAACCGCCCCTGTCGCAGAAAGGCCAGTAACGCTTATGTTGTTATCTGTGGATAGTGAAACAGAGCCGACGGCTCCTGTAGCGGCTATCCCTGTGACCGCTATCGCCGCTGTTCCTGTAGCTGTAACAGAGCCTACCGACCCTGTAGCAGAAAGACCTGTAACGGACACGCCAGTGCCCGGAGCAACAACAACAGTTCCTACCGATCCGGTGGCGCCTGAGTTGGTATTGCTACCCTCTCCCCACGCGGCACTGTTCCAAGCGCCACGGCCCCACCCAGTAAAGGCGACAGTGGCATCAGCCATTAGGCTATCCTGATAATTGCGTTGCTCGCGTCAGCCGTGGGAAAAACAATAGTGAAGTCTCCAGAGCTAGAGGTTTTATCTCCACCAAAATCCAGCACCACAACAGTTGGGTCGCCGCTAGCCGAATCGTTATAGATCAAGGCTCCGCGAGCGGTAATGCTTGAACTGCTAAAGGTTAGGTCCGCAAAGTCAGTAAAGGCTGTAGTGCTCGACGTTGTTGGATCAACCCGCGTGAGGGTTCCGCCTCCAGCACTGTATCCCGTTCCGCTAACCTCATTACTGGTAGTGTACGCAGTTGTAGCGGCAGTAAAGCTGGCGCTGTTGGTGTACATGGCCAGCTTAAACGTACTGCCCCCAGAGTTCTTAAAATTGTGGACGCCCTCAAGCAACTCTTTCTTGAAGGATGTGCACATAAAATTGCCACTAAACGCCATTTAAAGCCTCCTGATAGCTTCGGCTAAGTCTTTTTGCCCCGCATCAAGCAAGGCGTTATAGATTGTTGTGCGGTCAGAATTGATCGCCTCTTTCATGTAGTGCAATAAAACAGAACGAATCTGACTGCGATAAGCAAGAGCCTGCTGTTTTAATGTGGGGTGAGCGGTGTCAGACACGGACAAAATACGGTCTAAACACCTTTCTGCTATTTCCTCTGGGGTAAACCCCCTGTGGCTGGTGGTTTCTACCCCAACAGTGCCAACCTCCAGTTCAAGCATTAGGTTCGCATCTTCCTGACCGCGCCACTGCGATAGCTGTCAGTAGTGTTGTACCCTTCTCCTAGTTCTTCTAGGCGCTGAATAGCGTCCTCATACCTCTGCACATACAACTGCATTAAGTCGGGATCACCCTTGAGGTAAGTGTAAGCCTCTACCAAGCAACCATACAGAAGGGTTGCTTCTGCATTGGTGCCAAGCCAGCTTGTGCCTGAGCTTGCAGTGGTGATGGACTCGGGCTTGTGGAAGTAATGAAGCTCGACTGTAAAACTGCTGTTTGGCGTGGGGCCAATCAAAAAGTAATCTTCACTAAAAGCGGCATAGACCTTTGGCACCCCAGTCACTGTGGAGTCGGGGTACGCCTCGCGCATATAGTTCACATCTTTAAACAAAAGATACTCGTAGCCAGAATTGTCTATTGCCAACGAGTATGCCGACAAAAAGTCCGAAGGCATTGCTAGGTACTTGTTACCAGAAGTCATACTTCCCGTGACGTTTTTCCTGAAGTCTGGAAGTTGACAACGCTTTAATATCCTATCTTCCGCCTGAGTAATAATCGTCGGCAGATTGTTTACAAAACTAGTCTCGCTAGACTCAACATAGTCTTGAATCGCCTGCTTTAGCGTTGTAAATGTAAAGCTCATACCGTGTTCACCTTATAGCCCATGCCGCTGTGGTTAGTGCAATATGTGTAGAGCGTTGGTGCTCCTGAAGCCACAGTGATCTGAGTATAGGCTCCCGCACTCCCCGGTGTGCCAGAGGTTGTCACTCCGGTTGTGTACTCGCTACCGCCGCCGTGCGAGCCGTCAGATGTGGTTGAAAAGCGCAGGGGATGTCCAGAATTACTGCTATCTGACTGGTCGAATCGGTAGGTTTGGCCTTCGCTGATATTGACGCCGCCTGATCCCGGCAATGTCCCATCTTGATAATACTTGTTGCCAGAGCCGTAGGGGGCGCTTACCGTTATAGCATAGGTGGTTACGTTTACGCTTGCCGTAACCGCGCCTCCAGCGGCCTGACCAGCGACTCCTGTGGGATACGCAAGCGCATCCTGTAAGGCCACCGTGACATCGTTTACAGATCCAGTTCCAGCAAGCCCAGTGGGGTATATGGTTACATTATCGGATGCGCCAATCTCAACGCTTACACGCCCGACATGCCCTGACATGTCGAGACCAACAGTGCGACTACCCAAAGCAGTATCGCCGCCACCCACAGGGTCGAACGCAAATAAAGCTCGGCCTTCATCCAAGCTATTGTCGGGTCTTGGGTTCCGAAGAGCTTGCGGATCACTCGCATTTACGTCCCCCAGTTTTAGTTGAGGCTGATCTTGATCTACAACATCTCGACCAACTAACAGACCATTCCAACGACCATCCTCTATCTGCTTTACTAAGTCTCTTAGCGGATATCGAAAACCAGTCCTGTCGCAAAACCCGTAGGCATGCTTACCCTTTGCGTAGCTACTCATAAGTCGTTATAGCCGCCGGGAGCCATGTACAACGCCGCTTTTTCGCGAGCCGCATCAGCCGCCAAAGCCCACTGCTCTTCGTACACCTGCTTCAACATAGGGGCCATCTGCATTGCTTCTGGACGCTTACTTGCTATTTGGTAGGCAAGTCCCGACACCAAACAGGGCAAGAATCTTGCCGGCACATCCATGTTGTTTGATGCGGGACTGCCCGTATCTTCTATCCGCTCCATGTAGTAATACTCAAACGTATAGCTCGTTGTTGCATCTGGTACTGGCCAGAAGTGGACAGTGATGCCTGTCGGCTTACGCTCAACGTAATACTGCAACGGACGCCCCTGAGACAGCTTGTTTGTCTGGTGGGCGTACTGGCTCACCGAGATCCTCTGCATCGTCAGGTCTGATTGCTTTGAGGTGTCGCCTGCGTCTGTGCGAAGCAAGCCCTCGATAATATCTAACTTGTCAGCAGTAAGGTCGTATGACGCAGTTCCTGCGGTAAGAGCCTGTGAGCCATTTCGTACCGTCCAGAGATTAAGCCCACGGTTTTGCCATTCAAGCATAAGTAGATCAAGACTGCGGCGAGCAGTTTTGTAATCATACCCGCTCCTAAGCTCCAGACCTGCACGCTCATACGCCTCTTCCATGATGTCTGACACGTCAAGGGTAAAGCTGGTTGTTCCGCTTGTCGCCATTTATACAGTCCGCCCTCTAGTCCTGCCGCGAATGGCAATGCCATTTCTACACTTTGGCTTAGGTATCTTTCCGCCACCCGACTTCTTCTCAACGCCGGCCTCAGACAGCGCGATAGCAACCGCCTGCTTAGGGTTCGTGACCTTCTTGCCCGATCCGCCTGATTTAAGAGTCCCCCTCTTAAACTCCCCCATGACTTTCTTGACCTTCTTGGAGGATGGCGCGTTTTTAACTTGCTTTGCCGTCTGTGCTCTACTGATTGCCACTGTTCTGCGCCCCTTCTTCTAGACGCACAAGACGCTCAATCCACGCATCCAAGCGAACCGTAAGCCGATCAACATCTGGCTGAGCACTGCTAGGTCTCTCTTTCAGCTCTTCTATTTTGCGCTCAAGGCTCTGGATTAGCATGTCTTGCCGTGCATCGTCAGGCAACGCGCCAAGCTCACCGCGAGGCCACTTGATCCGAAACTCGGTATTCATATCAATCGTCATCTGATTTTTCAGCATCTCGCGCTCCATGCCTTCAAGCCGAGACTCAATGCTAAAGTAGGCAGATGTGGCGATAATGACCGCCACCACTATTGATATAAGATTACGCAAGGGAATCGTTACCTCTGTGCCAGAGTTGATCTTTGCCGCCGTCATTACCACTTAACCTTATTGGCCCAATACGCGGCAGACATTTTCCCCTTTTTGATATTACGGCGGTGTCGAGCCTTGAAGGATTTTCGCTTGGCCTTCATTCTCGCTGACTCTCCGGATTTAGGCTTGCCCGCCGTTTTAGCGCCTTGCTCACCAAAACGAATAATTTTTTCTTTGCCACCCTCACACGCCTTTACGACATGCGATTTTTTAGGGTGATTAGGCGTTCGACGCGGTTTGTTACATGACATAGACTTTTTGTCTACGCGACCGCCCTTCTTGTAATACACCCTCACTTTCGGTGCCTCGCTGTCTTTTTGGCTACCTTCTTAGGTTGCTGAGAAAACTGCTTGCCCTTCTTCGTATCAGCACGCTTTTTGCGAGAAGTCGCGGCATATTCTTTAGCTGACAGTGACTTAATCGCTTTTTCAGGAAGATAACGCTCGCCTGTTGCCTTGGCACCCTGAGTGCTTGGCTTGCCAGACTTTGTGCGCCACTTCTGTTTAGTCCACTTCTTGAGAGACTTTTGCGACTTTTTGAGTGCCATCAGTCTCGATAGCCTCCGCCTTTAGCCTTGTACTGCTGTGCCAGCATTTGTGCTTTTCTGGCACTCCACTGTCCGGGCTTGCCACCTTTTCCGCCAGCCTTGATCTTGTTAAAAAGATTCTTACGCATGGTCGGCTTAGTATAGTTGCCAGCCTCATTCACCTTCGACTTGGTTTTCCCGCCGCTCTTGTAGTAAACGCGCATCTTAGCCGTAGTTCTTTTTGACTTTCAGCACGATGCTGTAAGAGTCGCCAGAACTGTGTCCTACCGTGGTGAACTTAATGTCGCCGGTTTTACCCGATCCCGCGTTGTTTGGAATGCCAACAAACTCAGAAAAATCTAATGAGTCTGAGTAGTCAGCAGGAAGCTCCCAAGCTAAAACATCGGTCGATGCGTCAAACAGAATTTCCACGCCCATGCCGATAGTAGAAAACCAGATGCACTCAATCTGCACGCTTGAGCACGCGGCACTATCCGCTGGGTTAGCCGAAAGAGCAGAAACATCAATCTTCGTCACGGCGGACTCGCCTGTACCGTCGCTGACGTTCGTAAATGCAAAAATTGCAGTGCGGGGGCCGTCTTCGATTGTCTGACTGGTAACTGTGTCAGCCATCTTTGTCTCCTAAAGAAAGGGGGCCGAAGCCCCCGACTAGATTATTGATCGGCAAACGCTGGGGCAGTTGCGCCAGTTACAGTGCCGAAAATCTGATAATTGGTGGAGTTCAAGCCAACAATCGTTACGTCAAATCCAGCAGGTACGTTAAGTTGGATACTGCTGTTGGAGTTTCCGTCGGAGAACACCGCGCTTACTTCGTTGTCGGTGTCTAAGAACGTGACGCCGCCTATGTAGTAGTTGGTGTTACCGGGGGTGACGATGATTGCATCAGTGGCATCTGCCGCACCGCCAGCGTAAACAAACCGAAATACAGAGCCTGCAACGGGTGCCGGCAATGTGTAGGTGTTGTCTTGTCCGCCATCGGGAACGAGGAGGATTCTGCCGCTGTGAGTGGCGTTGGTGAGGGTGACATCAGCATCTGCAAGGCTTACGGGGCCGTCACCAATGGTCGCAACCTCGGTGATTGTGCCGGTAGTAGAATCTTTGCTGATGGTCTTGAATGTGGTTTCAGAGCGTACTGGCCCCAAAAAAGTAGTGTTAGCCATGTGAGTCTCCTGTCGTGGCCAGAGTCTAAATGTTCCACATGGAACAATTAGTCAGGAAAAAGAAAAGGGGGCCGAAGCCCCCGTACTATTAGGACGTTCCGGGCGAACCGTAAATGCCCAGAGGATCGGATACGCCGAAGCTGTATCGCTCGCGAGCCTTGTATCGGACATTGCCGGTATCAAAGTCGCCGTCCATTGAAGTCTCCAGCGCAGTACGCTGGAAGTGCTTCATGCCGTTCGGTACGTCGGTGATAACGAAGAAGGCGTTGGTGTCAGTCAAGAAGTGATTGACTGAGTAGCCTTCCGGAATCGAGCCGTTGTTGCGAAGGGCGTTGATGTCGTTGTCAGCCGTGCCAACTCGACCTTCAGTCTCAAGCAAACGAGTTGCTACAAACTGAAGCGCGGGTGGAACGATCAGACGACGAGGACGTGCCGCGATCAGCAGACCACGCTCATCGGTAAATGCGGCGATGTTAATCACTGCATCTTCCAGAGAGGTCTCGTTCAGATCAGCCGCAGTGGATGGACGGTTGGCATTGGTGCCACCGTTTACCAGCGGGTGAGCCGTGCTGAACAGCGTTACGCCGTCACCAGAGTTGTAAGACGTAAAGCCGTCGTTAAGCGGGTTGGCCGCTTTAACCTGCTTGGTGTGAGCCATAGCCCGAGCCAGCGCCTTGGTGTAACGAGCAGACAAAGAGTCATACAGGTTATCTTCCATAGCTTCCTCAGTGATAGAGAAGCCAAGAGCGATGGTTTCGTGGTTATAGCGAGCAGTGAAAGACTCTTGTGCTGAGTCATAGCTGATGGCCGCGCCTTCAGCTTTGACTGGTGCCGCACCGAATCCAGACAACTTCACCTCTTCTTCAAACGAACGCTCAGATGATTCAGTTTCGTAAATCATCGTGTGCTCGTCATCGTACCGCTCATACTCCAGACCGAACAGGGCGTTCAAACCGGGGAGCAGTTCTTTCAGCATTTGTGCGCGTGAAATAGCCATTACCTAGACCTCCTTAAACGCCGAGCTTCGTTTCGTAAGCATGGCTAAGTGGCAGGTAGGTCACAACACAGTCGGTGAAAGAATCACCTGCCGCGCTATCGGGACCGTCCACGAAGTCTACAATACGAAGTGGGAGCGAGTTAGTGGTAGCAATCGTAGAAGCGTCAAGCGCATTCTTACTGCGGCCAATCGAAGTTGAGCCAGCAGTACTGACTGCCGATACGTTATTACCCAGACCTGTTTGGGCGATAGACCCATCACCCTGCATCTGGAACAACAGCTTGGGATCATCAACGACATAAGCCACGATGTCATCCGCCGCAGTTGAGGCAGGGAAGTACTGGTTGAAGGTCGGCTGACTAGTGCCGGGATCAGTGTAGGAACAGCCGACAAAAATGCCGACGGTGCCTGCAACAACCGCAGTTGTTACTGCGGCTTTCTCGACGGTGCCTGCGGCGACCAGTTTTACGAAGTCACCATAAAAGATATCCGTGCCATAGGCGTTGGCGATCTTAATATGGCGAACCTTCCCGGTGAAGGAACCGGAGGCACTGAGCGTACCTACGGGTTCTGCACCCATTGGAGTAGCTGAAGAAGCCATTTCCTTTCTCCTTGAAAGTTAACAACCGAGACTACCCCTTGCGGGATCAGTCTCGACCAAAGGTTGTCCGAGTGGACCGCTCTGGATTAAGAACGGGCATTCGGGGATCGTTTTGCTTGAGGAAGTTGTTGTCCACAGACTCCATCTGGCTTGCCGCCATGTGCTGGAAGTGCTCCTCTCGGGCCTGCATCTTGTCTGCCGGAGCCTTGCATAGAAGCAAGCCGCCAATCTCGATGTTGCCCTCAAAACGGGAGTCAATGTCAGACATTACGTTCAATTCCGGATGGTCTTCGGCCTTCACCGGAACCCATCCTTCTCTGAACTTCTGAGAGACATTGGTGTTGTCTGCATGACCCAAGGTGCTTGTTCGTATCCACCGGAAAACCCATCCGTCTTGCGGATCTGGATTTGGTAGTACGGATGCAGGCAACCATGAATCAGATGGACGTTCTTCTACCTCTCGGGCTTCTGCCGCCCGCGCTGTGCGCTCTTCAGCCATGATTAACTCTCCTTGAGTAACTGGTTGGCATATTGTTCAGGTGTAAGACCAAGACGCTTAGCGAGTGCGACTTGGGTGCGGCTCAACCTCACTTTGCGTGGTTTGGCACCGTTGTTCCTTGCGGAAGGTGCCACCACCACGGAGGGGCTTCGGGAAGTCGAGGAGACCGGACTCTCGGAGTCATCGGTCGAGCCACTACTCTCTTCACCAAAGTATTCTGGGAACTTGCCCTGCACGCGCCGGTCAAGCTCTTCGTAATAATCGTCAGACTCAGGGTCAATCCCTTCTTGACGGATCATTTTCTCATGTACGCCGTAGGCATACGCGGTCATTTCCATGTGGTCTTCTGACTGAAACCACTTGTTACTCTCAGCCCATGCTAGGGCTTTTTCGCTAGGCTGTCTGACCTGCGGTGTTTGCGCCTGCTGTTGTTCCGCTTGCTGGCGTTTGAATGCTTCCTGTTGCTTCGCGAGTTCAGCCTCATTTGGCATTGGCCGGCGCTTCTTGTACTCATTGCTCTGCTGAGTAACTTGTCCAAGATCATACTGGGCATTAGTCATGGCCTTTTGAGCCTCAACCTGCTTGTCAGTATTGCCTTCCTCCACCGCTTGGCGGTATGCCATCTCTGCCTGAGCCATCGCCATTTCTGCACGTTGCTCTGACTGGGTTAGCAGTGCGCCCTCGCCCTGATGAAGCACACGCTGAAGCTCTCGGTTTTGCTCAGCATATTGCTGGGCTACCTTGACTGCTTCCTCGCGCATACGCTCTGCGTCTTCACGCAGGCGCCGCTCTTGATGCTGTTCATAACGGAGCTTGTTGATGCGCTTCTTGACTTTGTCGCCATAGCCTTGAAGCTCGTCATCGCCGTCATCGTCCTTGGAGTCTTTGGCCTTCGCAATCGGTCTGCGATCCTCTGGCTCCCGGTCGTCAACAACTTCGATGTCCATGTTTGGATCGGAACTTTCTTCATCAGCTTTTTTGCCGATTGTCGTCCGCACACCGAGGAACTTATCCTCAGCAGACATGGATGACTGTTCCATTTCTGTTTGCTCTTCGCTCATACCTTCTCAATCCCCCTCGGGTCTTCGACGACTGCCTCTACGCTGTCATCATTGATTAATCGAAACTCCTTACCGTGCACCTTGAATCTGGTGCCGCTATAAGAACGCATAAGAACCCAGTCTCCCTCTTGGCAGTAAGCGCCATTGGGAAACCGCTTCTCGTCCTTGTAAGCGTCTGCGCCCATCTTCAAAACGAATCCACAGATGGAGCCAATCTCTTCCACCTTGAGTGTTTCAGCCGCCTTGAGGATGCCGCCTTCCGTTTTTTCGTCAGGCTCTGGCAGTGCGATAAGTAGTTTGTAACCTTGGGGTTCTGGAAGTTGACTCGCCTTCTTTGGCTCTTCCGTCATGTTTCACATCCTTGCACCGAAGATTGGCGTTCGGAGTCGCCTTGCGTTGCTTCCTGCAACGAAACTAGTCTCGATCCATCCTCTTGTTGAGGTCGAGAAGCTCGCGTTCGGCATAGGCCAAGCCTTCGATAATGCCGGTACAACGAGAATAATCATTCATGTCTTTACAGCCGCCGCCAGCTACATGGTCCGTTACCTCATTCATGTGGTCTCGGAGTTGTTGCTGTAGTGCCGCTAACAAGTTATTGGTAGCACGCTCACTCATCGTCGATCAGGTCTCTCACCAGATTGAATCCTGACTTAAACCCTTCGATCTCTTCGCGAGAGCGGTTGCTGTCTTCAGACGCCTTCATCTTCGCCGCAATCTTTGCCGCTTCAATGCGCTCTGAAGTCTGGAGTTTTTCCATGTCAAGTACGGCCTTTCCTTGGGCCTTTTGCAGATCAGCCTGTATCTTGGCCATTTCTGCCTGAGCCTTGGCTTGCGCCGATAGCTCTTTGATTTGCAACTCTTTCTGTTGCATCTGGATAACAGGATCTTCCTGCATCTCAGCATTCTGCTCGGCTTGCGCCATCATTTGAGCCTTGCCTGTGACCTGAGCCGCCGCCGGAGCAACCAGCTTGGCAAGGCGGAACTCAATGTCTTCTGGCAGAGGCTCGCCCGGAGGCGGAAGCTCAACGCCCAGTTCGCGCTCAATCTTGGCGCGATACTCAAAGGCAACGTGCTCTGCGATATGCGCGGCCAGAGCCGCTTGAATTGCACCTGCCGTTGGGCTCTTCTCCATCAATCCCATGAGTTCGGGGTTCTCTATCAGGGACATGTGCACTTGGATATGCGCTTCATGGTCCTGATAAATAAACGCCTTAACCGGCTCACCGTTGATGATGTTCATGTTCTCGCTGACTGGATCGGTCGGCTTGATGTCATCTTCAAGCGGCACAACCTTGTCTGCGTCTTGAATGCCCAGCACCTCTAGCATCTGTCGATGTAGCAGTGGCACGTCATAAATCTGAGGCGCCTGAGACGCCAGTTGCAACGCCGCCTGATACTGCATGATGCGCTGTGCCATTGTCCCCGCATTGGGGTCGCTGACAGGGATAATGTCTACGCGGTCATCGAAGTCTGCCGCCACCAGAGGGCCAGCCTCTAGGTCGTAGGGATAAACCTCTGGTCCGTAGTCTTTTACCAGCCCCGACAGGATGCTTAGCTCTCTAGACACGGCGTGATGAACACGGCTTTGTACCGCGCTCAGCACCTTCATTTCGCGCTCAAGCACAGCAAGCGTGGTGCCTACAGGGGCTTCGCCGTTAATATCGGATGCTTTGACATCTGCGGCTGATGCGAACCTGCGACCTTCTTGCACGATGTCGCCCAGCAACTGATACAGGACGCCGCTTGGCTCCTTGTATGGCAGGAAGGAGATGTTGTCCCTGATTGCGCCACTCGGCACATCAACATCCCTAAACTCTCCCGGCATGATCGGCGTGTCGTCGCCCTTGATTCGCAAGCCGCGAGACTTGAGACCGCCGGGAAGATTCGACAGGGTTCCGGAATCAACAAGCTGTCGCAGGATTGCGGTTGCTGACTTGGACAGTCCACCAATCATGTGGACTAGACCAAAGCCGTAGAACCCAAGCCCCGGCAGATACTGGTAGTGAACATAGTGCTCACGCCGCATCTTCTTGTCGTCGCCTTCGTGCCAGTTGCGTCGGATTGACAGGATCGTTCTAGATGACTTGTCAATCGTAACAATGTAGGGCAGAGCGATCCCAGTAGGCTCTCCCTTATCTGTATCCTCAAAACCGGGCAGGTCAATATCTACCTGCATCTCCAGCAGGGTGTGCCTGCTGTCATACTCATAATTCTCAGAGTCGCCAGTCAGCCTGTTGTACTTGGCTTGTATTTCTGACAAGTCAGGTGCTGGCGGGGGCAGGTCTACGTCGATATAAAACCCAGCGACCTGCAATTTGCGAATCTCGTTGGCGGTGCGCTTCATCACATGAGTGGCACGCTCGCACGTTGAGAGGTCTGATGCGCCATAGCTCACAACAAAATCTTCCGCTGGAACAAACATCGCGCATGGGCGCCCCATGCTGGGGTCGTAGTACACCTTACGGAATGCCGAGCCTGCAATGGGCAGGGAGAACAACAGCTTCTCGGTCTCCGTCCTGTACTCCGTCATCCTCTGGGTGATGAGGTAGTTCAGGTAGTTCTGTACGCGGTGCGCTTGCTTGCTCTTTTCATCGTCGAGCTTGCCCACGATAGTGGTCTTAACAGGGCCGCTAGCGGGGTATACCTCTTGGATTGTCTGCGCTTGGAAGCGGATAACTGCCTCAGAAAGCATAGGGTGGAACACACCACACGCGCCTTCCCACGGCGTAGACCGATCCTCAAACTTTAGACCCAGCAGATCCAGACCACGGATGTAAGAATCTTCCCAGTCTGCTCGGCTGTTGCGGTCAGCATCAAACGCGGAGACTAGTTCGGCTGATAGCGCATCAAGCTCTCCATCTGACAAGTAATCAACAAGGTTGGAGTCGTGACGTGCGCCCAGAAGCTCAGCGGCGTCCGGATCGAAGTCAATCATCATCCCGCCGTCTTCATCGAAAATCCCGACTGATTCCGGGTTTTCGATCACTATTTCCAGACTAGACTCATCTGGACTCGGCATGTCGGCGCCCAGCGCCCGATCAATGGCCATATCTAGCCCTTGCCGCCTCGCTTTCCACCCTTGGTGGCCATCTTAGAGGCCATAGTCTTGCCGCCCTTAAAATAACCTTTGGTCTTGGGAACCATGCCGCCGGCCTTCATTTTGCCTTTGCCGTCAGCCGCAAAGAATGGCACTTCCTCGCCATCCTTGTTCTTGACCATCTTCAGCTTGCCGCCATTCGCATAGCCCTTGGACTTCATGCGTCCACCACCGGCATACATCTTAGATGTTTTCTTCATCATGCTCGTCACCTGCGTAAATGTTGTTAAAGACTCGATTCACATCTAGCGTGTAATCAAGGTCCGATTTTGAATAGTGGATATGCTGTGACGGCCTAAAGTCGGGCGCCCCTTCACCTGCCTCAAACCAAGCTGGGTGTGTCACCCTGACTCGGTTGTTTGGCAGTGCCACTATGTTTCCAGTCCACGGACCCGCATCCAGCAATTCCATTACATGGCTTTGCTTGTGCTGTGCCGGATCGTCCGCAATCTCGCTATCGGTGTAATCCACCGTGAACATGTACTTGGCGGGATAAAACTCGCCGTCAATTTTTGCCATCCACGGACACGGGGTTGCCCTCTCAAGGACATACACTGCGTGTTCGCGAGAAGAGCAGTCCCAAGGCTGGGCCGCGTATACCGGCATTGGCTCCGGCCACTCCTCAAATGGGGTGTCGGCTACCAGCGCAGTAATCGGCATTCTTGCCCACATCGCGCCACCGTGAACATTCGGGTCGTCGTTGTCGTAGGTCTCGGCGCCAGTGAAGATGACCTGAAAACTCAGGCATCGGCATGGCATTGTGGTGACGGCAATCGCCATCGCATGAAGAAACTCGCCATGATATTTTTGGTGGTTGTGCGTGTATTCACGCCGCACCCAACACTTGAAGTGCGGGATGTTGCTCTGCAAGAAAGCCATTTAGTAATAATCTCCCCTTCTACCGTAGTCCACTGGCTCATCTTCTTCGTCAGTGTGTAGAGAGAGAAACCCTCCCTGACGGAATCTGAGTAGTGCCTGCGTGGAAGAGTCCACTAAATCGTCATGTTCGCCTGATGGGAACGATGCAAATTCTTGGATAACCTCTTCCGCGAATCTGGTCTGCGGCGCCCAAACGACGCCCGACGCAAACAAGTCAGCAACAGCATTCACTCTCGCTATCTTGTCATTACCACGGGATGGCGTGTATTCCGCAACCGGAATCCCCATAGCCCGTAGCTCAAAAATTAATGGCATCCCTGCCGCTTTAGCTTCCACGATGAATGCATCTGGTTGCATTTCAGCCCACAGCTCATAGGCTTTGCGCTTGAGTTCTGGAAACTCAAGACGTTCTTTATAGGCATCCAGTAGGATGATATTGGGTTTAGTAACCCCTTCGTCGTCGGGTGTGTAAAACACGCCCCACGTTGTGCAAGCTGAATAGTCAGAGCGTTGCGTTTTCAAAAACGCCGTGTCCCACGACTGAATGATAAATTCACAAGGGGGAGGACGATCCATGTCCCACTCTCGCCACCACTCACGCTTGATAAGTGCGCCCTCTTCGGACGTTGGGTTTTGCTGGTATTGTGCGCTCCACTTGGAAGCGGGTAGTTCACTACGCAGAGCTTCTAGCTCTGTTTTGCTCCAGAACTCAGGCCACAGGGGATTGCCCGATGGCATGATTGCCGGAAACTCAATAACCTCCCACTCATCGCTACCAACGCGCTGAGCAGAGGATTTAATAATCTTGCCGGTCAGATCCCGCATGTGCCAGCGGGTCATCACCACTACGATAGCGCCTCCCGGCTGAAGACGCTGACGAGGGCCGGAGGTGTACCATTCATACGTCCTGTCGAATACCGCAGGATCTCCGGACTGCCCTTCCTGTTCTGAATGTGGGTCGTCGATGATGAGCAGGTCAGCACCTTTACCCGTCACGGCACCGCCGACACCAATAGCGAAGTATTCGCCGTTCTTGTTGGTGCTCCAGCGTCCCGCCGCTTTTGAGTCTGCCCGTAGCTGTAGATCCGGAAAGACTGCTTTGAAGTCTTCCGCGTCCACAAGGTTTCTCACCTTCCGGCCAAATCCTACTGATAACTCAGCAGTGTGTGCCGTCTGAATGATTTTCTTGCCGGGATACTGGCCAAGAAACCATGCAGGTAACAAGTAAGAAGCAAACTCAGACTTGGTGTGTCGAGGCGGCATATTAATAATCAGCCGCTTCAGCTCACCTCTGGCGATTTTCTCAAACGCCTCAGCCATAATCTTATGGTGCCGTCCCTCAATGAAGGCTGGCCACATGTGCTTCACAAAGCCCATGAAGGTGCTTTGAGCGGACTCAACCCGCTTGGCCTGTTCGATTTGGCTAAGTATCTCTGCGGCCCTGAGCTTCATCTCGGGGCTTGCGCCTTTAAGTCGCTTGGCGACCTCCGGCGTAATCAGTTCTGACATTCATGCCATCCGTGCTTTCTTGGTTCTGGCGAATGATCTGTTTTTCGACGGTGATGCAACCTTGAGGTTACTTTTCTTGTTTGACCCACCCTTTGCCAAGGGCTTTTTGTGAGCTACGTCCTTGCCATCACCCTTGCTAACCCTGCCCGCGTCGCTCATTGCGGCTCTGGCCGCGTTACGTTTGGCTCGGTTTTTCTTTTGCTTGGGTTTTGAGTGGTAGTTGTCGTA